ATGAGCCACTCGCAAGGCCGCACGAGGCTGAAAGACGAGCCCGCAGCCGAACGCGAGCCGCAGCCTCGCCGAGACTGGCGGCGCAAGTTTCTCGCATGCCTCGCCGAAAGCTCGAACGTGACCCAATCCGCCGCGCGGGCCAATATCAGCCTGAGCAGGGCATATCGATCGCGCCGCGAAGAGCCCGAATTCGCCCGCCAGTGGCTCGCTGCATTGTGGGAGGGATACAGCCATCTCGAGATGGAGGTGCTCCGGCGGCTGCGGGATGGCGACCAACACACGTGCGACAACGAGAAATATGATTTCGCCAATGCCATTCGGCTGCTCAACGCGCATCGCGAGAATGCGGCGCGTGCCCAGGCGGAACATCGCAGCGTGAGCGCGGCAGAGATACGCGCAGCGATCGATCGCAAGGTCAGGGCAATCAGCCAGCAAGTCCGCCGCGATCGGGCGGGCGTCTCCAGCAAGGGCTCATCCCAAGCGTGAGCGGTGGTATAGATTGGCTCGCCGAGGCGCAGGACGCGGCCCGCGAAGATTTCATCAGCAGTCTTACCAGAGAAGAGCGCAACGAATTTCCTTATCACTGGAAGCTCTTCGCACGCCCGGAACAGCTGCCGCCTTCAGGTGACTGGCGCATCTGGCTGGTGATGGCCGGGCGCGGCTTCGGCAAGACGCGCTGCGGGACAGAATGGGTGCGCGACATTGCGGAGAACCAACGCGAGGCGCGCATTGCAATCGTATCAGCCTCACTCGCCGAGGCCCGCGCCGTGATGGTCGAGGGTGAAAGCGGGATCCTCGCGTGCACGCCGCCTGACAGGCGGCCACGCTTCGAGCCATCGCTCCGACGACTTCGGTGGGACAACGGCGCACAGGCCCAGCTGTTTTCGGCTGCGGAGCCCGAAACACTGCGTGGGCCGCAACACAGTCATGCCTGGTGCGACGAGATCGGCAAATGGCCTCTTTCGGGCGAGCGCGCCATGCGCTGCTGGGACAATCTCCTGATGGGGCTGCGCGTGCTCGCTCATCCGCAGGTTGCGGTGACGACGACGCCGCGCGCCGTGCCGCTGCTGCGGCGCTTGCTCGAGCAGGCCCGCACGGGCGGTGTCACCATGACGCGAGGATCGACGCTCGACAACGCCCCTAACCTGCCCGAGCGCTTCCTACAGGCGCTAGAGCAGGACTATGGCGGAACCCAGCTCGGGCGCCAGGAAATCGACGGCGAGCTGCTGGAGGATGTCGAAGGCGCGCTATGGAACCGATCGCTGATTGAGGCCGCCCGCGAGACCGGAACCGTACCGCCGCAGCGCCGTGTGGTTGTCGCCGTCGATCCGCCCGTTTCAGCCAAGGGCGACGAATGCGGAATCGTAGTCGCAGCGCTCGGGGAAGACCGCGTGTGCCGGGTGCTCGCCGATTGCAGTCTTGGGGGCGCCCCGCCGGATCGCTGGGCAGAGGCTGTCGCCACCGCCGCGCTCCATTGGGGAGCGGACAGGGTCGTGGCCGAAGCCAATCAGGGCGGCTCGATGGTCGAAAGCGTGCTGAGGGCAGCCGACGCCGCCCTCCCAGTCAAGCTCGTGCATGCGAGCCGCGGCAAGTGCGCGCGCGCTGAACCGGTCGCCGCACTCTATGCATCCGGCCGGGTGCGCCATTGCGGAAGCTTTGCGCGCCTCGAAGACCAGCTTTGCGGCCTTATGATCGGCGGAGGATATGCCGGCCCCGGCCGAAGCCCCGACCGCGCCGACGCGCTCGTGTGGGCGGTCAGCGAACTGATGCTGGGTCGTGCGACCGAGCCGGGCGTGCACATACTCTAGAAGGGAAAACGGATGGCCTTCCTCGGAAAACTAAGCGCTGCCTTCAAGGGCGGCGAGACACCGCGCGTGCCTCTTGCACCAGGCTTTCTGCAAGGCTGGCCGACCCGGTTCGAACCATCGCTATGTCCGATCGACGGGTTCGAATATGCCAGCGCCGTTCGATCGGGTTTCCTGAGCAACCCGATCGCGCAGCGCGCTGTGCGGATCGTCGCTGAAGGAATCGCGCAGGCCCCCCTGACCAGCAGCGAGCCTCGCTTGATCAACCTGATCACGGCCACCAGCGCAGGCCAAGCTCTCCTGGAGACGCTCGCCGCACAGATCCTGCTTCACGGCAACGGCTTCATTCAGATCAGTAAGGACGCAAGCGGACACCCGATCGAACTCTTCGCGCTGCGCCCCGATCGCACCAAGATCATCGCCGGCGCGAATGGCTGGCCCATCGCCTGCGAATACACCGTTGCGGGCGAAGCTCGCACTCTGCCGTTGATGGATGAGGAAGGCTGGCCGAGCATCATAACGATCAAGGCAATGCACCCGCTCGAGGATCATTATGGCGCAAGCGCACTCGCAGCCGCAGCGCAGGCCATAACGATCCACAACGCCGCTTCTGCTTGGAACAAGGCCCTGCTCGAGAACGCGGCACGTCCATCAGGGGCGCTGGTCTACGACACCGGTGATGGCGCGGGGCTGACGCGCGAACAGTTCGATCGCCTGCGGGACGAACTCGCCCATGCCTTTTCAGGCTCCGGCAATGCCGGACGACCGATGCTGCTCGACGGCGGCCTCAAGTGGCAAAGCATGGCGCTCTCGCCCGCCGACATGGATTTCGCAACCCTGAAAAGCGCCGCAGCGCGCGAGATTGCGCTCGCCTTCGGAGTTCCCCCAATGCTGCTCGGGCTCCCGGGCGACAACACCTATTCCAATTACCGCGAGGCCAATCGCGCACTCTGGCGGCTCACGCTGCTCCCTTTGGCGAACAAATTGCTCTCGGCGATCAGCGAGGGGCTCTCCTCATGGTTTGAGAATGCCTCGGTCACGATCGACCTCGATCTGGTCCCCGCGCTCTCGGAGGATCGAGAGCGACTGTGGAAGCAAGTCTCCGAAGCCGATTTCCTGAGCCGCAACGAAAAACGCGAACTGCTTGGCTTCGAGCCTGAGGAGATGCCGTGATGAACGACCCCAAAGACCCCTATCGCCCACTTGTCGCGAGCCGCGAGGATATGCTTGCCACCCTGCTCGCCCAAGCCGGCGACGAGGGTGCCGCGCTCGATACCTTGCGCGCCATCGTTGAGGAGACCAGCGAGCTTGCCGGGGAGCGCGTGCTGAGCCGGCTCGGCCTTGCGGATGCGGGCGCTGAAGGCGACCTTGCCGACCTGCGCGAGTTGCTGGCTGCTTGGCGCGATGCCAAGTCAAGCGCCTGGAAAGCGTTCGTGGAGTGGGCGATCCGCGCCTTGCTGGCACTGCTGCTGATCGGCATCGCCGTGCGCCTTGGCGTGTGGGACCTGCTGTGAGAATAGCGGACGCGGCCAGCGCGCCACTGCGCCTCGCTGGCTATGCCGCCCTGTTCGACATTCCCGACGCCGATCGCGACATCATCGAGCCGGGCGCATTTGCCGACACGCTTCGCGCGCGCAAGGAACCGCTTCCGCTCCTGTGGCAGCATCGCCCCGATCAGGTCATCGGGACGATCGAGCGGATCGCCGAGGATGCGAAGGGACTGCGTGTGATCGCGCTCGTCAACGCAGTCCATAGCAGGGCGACAACAGCCCTTTCGAAAGGAAAGGTGAACGGCCTGAGCTTCGGCTATCGTGCGCGGCGCGCCCATCACCTCGGCAAGAGCCGAAGGTTGCTCGCAATTGATCTGTTCGAGATCAGCCTCGTGACGCACCCACTGCAGCATGGCGCGCGTGTCCACATGTTTGCTTGAGCGACCCGCATGCCCCTCGATACCTTCCACCGGCCGCCATCGGGGCGGCCTTTTTTGTGCCCAACCGCCGACCACACGAAAGGTTTGATGCCCCATGCATTTCAATGACAAAACCGCACTTGCCGAGGCCACCAACCCGGCCAAGGATCCCTTCGAAGAGAGCTTCGAGATTGTCGCACGCCAGGACAAGGCGGATGCCGAAATCGCGGCGCTTCGCACCGATGTCGACGAGGTCAAGGCCCGGCTCGACAAGGTCGCGCGTGCCGCCACAAGGCCTGCTATGGCCGCAGATCCATCCTCGAGCGCTGAGGTCAAGAGCTTCGTCAACGGCTATCTGCGGCGCGGCCGTGAAAGCGAGGTCAAGTCGCTCAACCTCGCCTCACCCACCGAAGGCGGCTACGCCCTGCCCAGAACGATCGACGCGGTGATTGACCGGGTGCTCAACGATGCTAGCCCCATCCGCTCGATCGCCCAGGTGGTGCAGACCGGCACGTCGGGATATCGCAAGCTGGTCGCGACCGGAGGCACAGCATCGGGCTGGGTCAGCGAGACCGCCCCGCGAGGCGAAACCGATGCACCGATCTTCGCCGAAATCGCTCCTCCCAGCGGCGATCTCTATGCCAACCCTGCCGCGAGCCAGGCCATGCTCGACGATGCCGCCTTCGACATCGAAAGCTGGCTCGGGAGCGAGATCGCGATCGAATTCGCTCGGGCTGAAGGCGCCGCCTTCGTCAAGGGCACCGGGCTCAATCAGCCGCGCGGCTTCCTTTCGGCCACCACCAGCATGGCGGAAGACGCAGCCCGGCCTTTCGGCACGGTTCAGTATATCGGCTCGGGCGATGCCACCGGCTTCGACAGCGCGCCCGACGCCAAGCTGATCGATCTTGTTCACACCCTGAAGGCCGGCCATCGCCAAGGCGCCTGCTTCGTCATGAATTCAGCCACGCTCGCGGCAGTCCGCAAGCTCAAGACGGTCGACGGCGCCTTCCTCTGGCAACCCGGCATGGTCGATGGCCAACCGGACCGTTTGCTCGGCTATCCGGTGATCGAGGCGGAAGACATGCCCGATATTGCGGGAGGCGCGTTTCCGATCGCGTTCGGCAACTTCCGTCACGGCTATCTGATCACCGAGCACAGCGCCACCATGGTCCTGCGAGATCCATATTCGAACAAGCCGTTCGTCCACTTCTACGCGACTAAGCGAGTGGGCGGCCAAGTGCTCAATTCGGATGCGATCAAGCTGCTCAAGATCGAAGCCTGAGCCATCGCGACCGGATCACCGGTCCCCGGCAAGGTCGAGGCCACCCTCTGCCTCCTTTGCCGGATCACGCGCCCGCGCCGCCGCCAAGGCATCCCTTACGCCTGGGCATGGCGGCGCGGGCATTTCGTTTCGAACAGCAATGGGAGAAGCCGCAATGCAGCGGACCGTCGTTGGACCAGCCGACTTGAGCGAAGACGCGCTCGAAGAATTGAAAAGCTGGCTGGGTATCAGTCGGCCAGCTGAAGACCATGTGCTCACCGATCTCCTGCGCGCAAGCATCGCCCTGTGCGAAGCCTTCATCGGCCAAGTCCCTCTCGAACAGGTAATCGAAGAGCGACTCTCGACGACGGCGGGCTCGCAGTGCTTGGTGTCTCGTCCGGTGCGCGAAGTGCTGCGAACAGAAACGCAAGCTGCCGAAAATGAGCGTGACGCGCTCGATGAAGCGGCGTTCGAATACACCTTCAGCCCTGATGGCATCGCTGTTTTGCACCTGCGCAAGACGATCGATGCCTCCGCTGTCATCTCGCGCGTTCGGGTCGGCATGGCTGCGACCTGGAGCGAATTGCCCGCTCCCTTGAAGCAAGGCATCATCCGGCTCGCCGCTTATCATTACCGCGATCGTGACGGAGCAAACAATCCCGCGCCGCCCTCCAGCGTGGCAGCCCTCTGGCGCCCGTGGCGCCGTTTGAGCCTTGCATGATCGGCATCGAGGCAAGGATCGACGCCGGCAGCGCCTTTCGCCGCGGTCTGGAGCAGGCCCTCGAACGTGAGGCATCGCGCCGGGCCTATGCCGTGGTCGCAACCCGCAAGCGTGGCCGAGCTCATCCTTGGCGTTCCCCCCAATGGCTTTGGCCCGATTTGTGAGCGGTTGACCATGGAAAATACGTTACGGCAATATTTGATCGAGTGGCTCCGCAATGATCCGGCGCTGGCTGGCATCAACTCCATAGAGGAGGAGACCCCGCTCAGTGCCTCGCCTCCGTGGCTCGGGATCTCTGCCAGCGCCTCGAGTGATTGGGGAACAAAAGACCGCCCCGGCCGCGAAATCCGCCTGGCGCTCGAGCTCGAGACGCGGATCGATGACGCTGGCGCTGATGGCCCCCTGATTGCAGCGATCGAACAGCGCGTCCTTGGCTTGCCGCCGTTTCACGAGAACCTCGAAGTCGCCTCCATCCGCTTCATGCGCGCGCGCAGCGAAGCTCGCGCAGATAATCTACGCGGCGCGCTGCTCGAATTTCGCATTCGTCTCTTCTCAGCCCTTCCGGAGTAACGCTCATGCCCGCTCAAAACGGAGCCGCCTTCCTGTTGAAAATCTCGGACGGCGCCGCCACCCCGACCTTCGAAACGGTCGCTGGTCTTCGCACAACGCAAATGACGATCAACGGCGATACGGTGGTCGTCACAACCAAGGAATCGGGTGGCTGGCGCGACCTGCTCTCCGGCGCCGGTTCACGCTCGGTCTCGGTCAGCGCCGCCGGCATTTTTCTCGGCAGTGCAGCCGAGGCCGCAGTGCGCAGTCATGCGCTCGCGGGGACGATCGATGCATACGAGCTCTCGTTTGAGGGCGGGGAACGCATGCGTGGGGACTTCCTGGTCCAAAGGCTTGAATATTCCGGCGACTTCAATGGCGAGCGCACCTATACGATGCAGCTTGAGAGCTCAGGCCCGGTCGTGTCGCTATGACGAGCGCAGCCAACCCGCTGCGCGGAGAGGCCATGGTCTCGATCAAGGGGAGGCCCTTCGTACTTCGCCCCACCTTTCAAAACCTGGTGTTGGCGGAGGAGGAACTCGGCTCGCTATTTGCGCTGGTGGAACGCGCTTCGGACGGAGCGATTACGCTGGGCGAGATCACTGCGCTGATCTGGCATTGCTTGCCCGCCAATGATCGCCCCGACCGCGAAGCGGTCGGCGAGGCGGTTCTTGCTCTCGGACTCGTCAGCGCAGCAAAGCCCGTGCGCACGATACTGGCTCAAGTCCTTCAAGGCCAAGGATGAGCGACTTTCGCGCGTTCGCCACACGGGCAAACGCGATCTGTGCACAACTGCTCGGGTGGTGCCCGGATGAATTCTGGGAAGCCACGCCCGCAGAACTGGCACTCGCCCTCGGCGATACTGCGCGCAGTGAAGCAGCCCACGCACCCACGCGAGATCTCATCGCTCGAATGATGGAGCGCGATACCCATGGACAATGAATTCGAAGCTCTCGTCATCGATGTGCGAGCCACGACAAGCGGCTTTGCCGCTGATCTTGAGACCATCAATCGCTCGATCGACACGAACCTGGTCTCGGGATTCGAAAAGGTTGGAGGCGTGCTCGAGCGCGGCCTGCTCGCCGCCGTGCGGAAGGGAGGGCTCGGCTTCGAGGATCTCAAGCGCATCGCCTTTCGCTCGCTCGACGAGATTGCGGCACACGCACTGAACGCAGGGATATCCGAGCTGTTTGGAAACTCAGGAGGAAGCGGTGGGCTTGGCGCACTGCTTGGCCAGTCGATCGGCGCCCTGTTCGGCTTGCCGGGCCGGGCGACTGGCGGTCCCGTCTCGCCAGGGCGGGGATATCTGGTGGGTGAGCGCGGACCCGAGTTATTCGTCCCAACGAGCGCCGGGCGCGTCGACGCCCGCATGGCGAGTGACGGCAAGCGCGACGTGAGGGTCGCAATCTCGCTCAATGCATCGCGCGGAACGACCGCTCCAACGGCCATGCAGCGATCTTCGCGTCAAGTCGCCAGCGCCGTTCGGCGTGCCCTAGTGGAACAATAGGGAGGAAAGCCCTCATGGCCTTTTGGCTCGCTAGTCAGCGCAACGGACAGCACTCCAACTACATCCAGCGCTTCGATCCTCGCTTCTGGACCGTGAATTTCCCTCGTCCCGCCATGGCATCAGTGATCGCGACCGGCCCCGACTCGCTGCAGGTGGACGTCGAACTGCATTACAAGGGCGATCTCGTCGGGCTGATCTGGGAATCGGAAGATAACCTGGATCATCCGTTATTGGCTTACGAAACGGATCGCGACTATTCGCATACGACACTCTCGTTTCGCTGGCAGTCGGAAGGCGTGATACCTCTCGATCAGATCAACGGGCCCACATTGACGATCGAGGGCGAGGACGTGGAGGGACAGCCGCACACATGGTATGTGCGACTCTGGAATTATGCCGAAGGGCTTCCGCACGACGCGATCATCACGCTGCCCTTCTCTTCGCTCCAAGGTGGCTACACGCCTAGCGATCCGGTAAACGCATCGCGCATCGATCGAATGTTCATCTCCTTGGTTGCGCCCGATTATGAGGGCGGCAGTCAACAACCGCTGTCAGAACGGTTCAACGGACAGGTGGTGCTCAGTCAGATCAACGCCGACGGTGGCCGCGCGATGATCGAGATCGGAGACGTTCGCCTGCCCATCCATGGCGAACGAATGGCCACCGCCTTCGATGATTCATACAATCAGACCCCAACGCGCATCGTGCGCAGCGTGATCGGGCTCGGATATCGCGAGGACGTGGTCCATTACGTCGGAATGAGCCATTTCAGGCGATTGGAACTCGATCAGGACGGTAAGCTTCTGGTCGATCGGGCAGGAGGCCTTTGCACTCCGGCTCGGGTTTGGCACTCCAGCTACTATGAACAGTGCAGGCTCAACGAACTCGAGGTGATCAGCTCGATCTCTTATGAGCTCTTCAACGCTTATTGTCCGGAACATTGGAAACAGCGGGACCTCGATGGCAATCCCGCGCTGACAGGGTGGGACCCTCCCTCCACCCTTCTTTCCCCTGCCAATCCCGATGCGATGGCTTGGCTACGGGCCAGTACCGAGGTGTTTGTTGATCTCATGCGAAGTGCCGGGCTTCCCGTCCGCGTGCAGATCGGTGAACCCTGGTGGTGGACGACACAAGTTGGTGCCATCTGTCTTTATGACGAAGCGGCCAAGGACGTCTTCGGAGGCGCTCCCGTGCCGATCGCGGATATGAAGGAGCCTCTTTCGAGCCAGCAAACAGCACTGCTTGATGCCGCAGGGGCGCTGCTCGCACAGTCCACGGCAGATTTGACATCGGCGATCCGGACACGAGCGAACGGGCCTTCCGAAGTCCTGCTGCTGGCATTCACGCCGACCATTCTCTCGGCAGACATGCCGGAACTCCTGCGCGCCAATCTGCCGCTCGGCTGGGCTTACCCGGCTTTCGACCGGCTGCAGCTTGAAGATTACGATTGGCTCACCTCTGGGATCGATGGGCCGCGCCGCGCGGCTTACGCGTTCGTCGACGCGCGGCTTGGATATCCGATCGGGAAGCAGGATTATTTCGCGGGATTTGTGCTGCTGGCTGAAGATGCGCCGCTGTATTGGGCAAGGATCGATGCGGGCCTTGACGAGGCCGCCGGGCGAGGCGTCTCTCGGCGCTATGTCTGGGCGCTCCCGCAGGTTTCACGTGACGGCTACACCCGCCTCGCCCCATCGCAGGAGAATGTCATGAACGCGTTTGATGATGTGGTGTATCCGTTTGCACTGGGGCGCTCGACCGCTGTTGCCCCTGAGTTCTCGACAAGCGTGACGGTGACCGCCTCAGGCCATGAGCGACGCAATTCGCTCTGGTCTGACGCCCGAGTTCATTTCGATGTCGGTCCCGGCATCCGGTCGGAGGAAGAGCTCTCAAGACTGATCGAATTCTTTCGCGCACGGCGCGGCGCGGCCAAGGGCTTTCGTATCCAGGACCCCTATGACTACAGCTCGAACGGAATGACTGGAGCTCCCACGATGCTCGACCAGCTGATCGGAGTCGGCGACGGCGGGCGCACCGATTTCCAGCTTGTAAAGGCCTATGGCTCGGGCGAGGAACCGCAGATCCGAGCGATCACCCGGCCCCACCCGGACAGTATTGTGATCAGCGTCGCTGGTTTCCTCGTGTCGGATTGGTCGCTGGGCGATCTTGGAATGATCCGCCTTGCCTCTCCCCCGATGGAAGGCGAAAAGGTGCGAGCGGGCTTCCTCTTCGACGTCCCAGTGCGGTTTGCCGAGGATCGGATCGATATCTCCGGAATAGACTTCGCAGCTGGCGAAGCCCCGAGCATCCCGCTCGTAGAAGTGCGCGAGATCGACTGATGAAGGTCTTTTTCGACCGCGAACTGGATAGCGTCGCGACCTTCTGGCGAATATTGCGCCGTGATGGCGTGGCGTTGGGCTTCACCAGCCACGACCGCAATCTCTATTTCGGCGGCATCTGTCATCGCGCTGCACCCGGAATGCTCCCGGCGGCAATTCGACTTTCCTCCCGGATCGACGACGACAGCGCTGAAGTCGAGGGAGCGCTAAGCCACGATGCAATCCGCGCAGACGAGCTGCGTACCGGCCTCTATGATGCCGCTTCGATCCTGATCGGCGTGGTCGATTGGGAGACTTTGCAAAACCATGTCCTCTACTCCGGTGCCTTGGGAGCGATCGAGGACAACGGGCGCAGTTTCAGCGCCGAAATGCGCTCTGCAAAGCATGTTCTCGAGGCGGATATCGTGCCCCGCACGAGCCCGACCTGCCGGGCGCTGTTCTGCGGGCCCGGTTGCGGTCTTTCCCGCACCCGCTTCATGACTCGCCACCGCGTCATTTCCGTGGATCTGGAGAAGAATGCAGTCGAGCTTTCGGGCACTCTTCCCGAAGGAGTGCTCGATGGTGAGTTGCGTTTTCTGGAGGGACCGCAAACCGGCAAGGCTTTCGGCATTCTGGCGGTCGATGGCACCTTTGTCACCCTGGACGAAGCGATCGCCGATGGGTTGGCAATCGAGACTGCGGTTGAACTGCTGGAGGGATGTGATCACACCCTGGTCACCTGTGCCGAGCGTTTTCAGAACTCAAAAAACTTCCGGGGCGAGCCCTTTCTGCCCGGAAACGACCTGCTCGCTCGGTATGGACGCTCGACCGGATGAGGCGGGGGCCCGAGCTTGCCATTGCGGCAGCAACCCTGGTGGGCACCCGTTTCCGACTCCATGGTAGAGATCCTGCCACCGGCCTAGATTGCGTCGGGCTCGTGTCGGTGTCCCTCACTCTGATCGGGAAGCGGCCGCTTTCCATAAGTGGCTATGCCTTGCGCAATGGAGACGTCGCTCACTGGTTTGCCGAGGCTGAGCGCGTTGGCTTGCACCCAGCCGAGGGAAAGATCGAGAGTGGCGATGTCCTATTGGTGTCGCCATCGTCCCTCCAGCACCACCTCATGATATCGGAAAATCCCGCCCAGATGATACACGCGCACGCGGCGCTCAGGCGCGTGGTGCGCGAACCGATGCCTCAAGTCGCGCCGCTGGCGCATTGGCGTCTGTAACGGCGCAAGCAAGGAACCGAAAATGGCCACACTTCTGCTGACCGCCGTGGGGACAGCCCTCGGCGGACCCTTGGGCGGCGCCCTGGGAGGGTTGATCGGGCGACAGGCCGACCGTGCGGTATTCGGCTCAGGATCGCGCCAGGGCGCTCGCCTGAAGGAACTTGCCGTCACCACCTCGAGTTATGGCCAGCCGATCTCACGTCACTTCGGTCGGATGAGGGTTGCCGGAAGCATCATATGGTCGACCGATCTTATCGAGAGCGAATCAATCCAAGGAGGCAAGATCCAGGGTTCCACCACCAGTTATGTCTATTCCGCCAGCTTCGCGGTTGCCCTGTCGAGCAGGCCCATACTCAGCGTGGAGCGCATCTGGGCAGACGGGAACCTCTTGCGTGGCCGCCGGGGCGATCTCAAGGTGGGCGGAAAGATGCGCATCCATCCCGGCTATGGCGACGATGACATCGATCCGATCATCGCTGCTGACAAGGGATCGTACACCCCGGCCTTTCGCGACTGCGCCTATGTGGTCTTCGAAAATCTGCAACTTGCCGATTTCGGAAACCGCATTCCAACCCTGAGTTTCGAAATCATCGCCGAGGAAGATGCCGAGGTCTCGTTGGATCGGCTTGTTCCACAGAGTAGTGGAACGACCGACATAATCCTAGAACATGCGCGTGGGTTCTCCGATGAGGGTGGGTCTCTATCCGCAGCCCTTTCAGCCATCAACCAGCTCTATCCAATCACTTGCATAATCGATGCGCAAGGTCTCAAAATCTCATCTGCAACCGAGTCCTCCGGTCCGGTCAAGGACCTTCCAGAGCAGCTCTCCGAACGTGACAGCGAGGATGCTGAGCAGCGGGCGATCCGACGCTCCGAGCGGCTGGGCCAGGAACCCATTGCGCTGCGATATTACGATGAGCAGCGCGACTATCAGCCGGGCGTCCAACGCGCGATCGGAACCCGGCCCGGAGGCAGGGAGGTGATGCTTGATCTTCCCGTTGCGATGTCGGCCGATGGAGCCAAAAAGCTCGCTAATGCGAGAGCGCATCGCTCTCGCTGGAGCAGCGAGAGCATGATCTGGCGGATCGGCGTGCTCGATCCATCGCTTCAGCTTGGCGATACTGTGCGCGTGCCGGGCATGCGAGGGCTTTGGCGGCTCGCCAGCTGGGAATGGTTCGATCGGGGAATAGAGCTCGGGCTCGAGAAACTGCCGCCTGCCCGCGCCTCGGGGTTCTCTGGGGCAAGCGACGCCGGGGTTAGCAATCCACCGGCGGATGTGCAGTCAGGTCCAACGATCGTTCATCTGTTCGAATTGCCGTTCGACGGTATCGGGAACCCGGTAGTCCCTCTGATATACGTCGCCGCTTCTTCGGCGCATCAAGGGTGGAGCGGAGCATCGCTTTATGCCGAGCACGGATCTGCCCTCATACCGATCGGCACAACAGGGGCGCGCAGGGCAACGCTTGGGGTGCTCGCGAGCTCGCTAGCACCCTCTCAGGCCGTCATCTTCGAAGGGGGGGGGGAATTCGAGCTCCAGCTTGCGGCCGGGGATATTGATCTGGAGGACGCTGACATCACCCGGATCGCATCGGGTGCCAATCGTCTTCTTGTGGGAAGCGAGGTGCTGCAATTCTGCCGGGCAGAGCCGCTCGGGGGAGGCCGCTGGAGCCTTAAGGGTCTCTTGCGCGGCAGGGCGGGGACGGAAGATGCAGCCGCGCTCGGGCATGCTCTCGGGACGACAGCTGTCCTGCTGGATGACAGGATCAAGCTGCTCGATCCCGCGCATCTGGCTTCTGACCCATCCAGCCGCATCGCGGCAATTGGGCGAGCCGATGACGCGGCAGTTTATGCTGGGTTGTCCAATTTCGGTCTTTCTCGTCGGCCACCCTCTCCGGTCCACCCAAGTTGCCGGATCACGTCCGATCAGACCTGGGAACTTCATTGGGTCCGCCGGGCGCGCGGCCAGTGGCTCTGGAGCGACGGGCTCGATCTTCCCTTGGTGGAGGAGTTCGAGGCCTACCGGGTTGGCCTCGGCCCTGTTGATGCGCCCTTCGCGACCTGGAACACAACCGTGGCGCGCTTCGAATTATCGCCAGCTGTCCGCTCGGACCTCGTGCATCGCCATGGAACGCCGGATCTGTGGGTCCAGCAAATCGGCAACTTCGGGCGATCGCCACCACTATTTCTCGCAAAGCTTGGATAA